CTAAGGGCTCAACATCGGCCACCGCGGTAATGTTTATAGCGGTTCGATTAGTCGTTGCGGATCTCACATAGCATTCACCATGTGCCGTTGACGCTATAAGAACTAGAATTAAAGGTACTGTGCGGCGCATGTTGATCTCATAGACCAAATATAGTTTTTCAATCGACCGTAGTATCTACGATCTTCTATGGTAATAGGATGGTTTTTGTGGTACTCAATATATTCATTAACTAACCGATTTAAATAATTAATTTTGTCATGTGCGGCTGGCTTCCCATTGGAGTACTGGCAAGCCGCTACAAAGTTAGTTAGGTCTGCTGGTTGATATGGGTGTTCTGGTTGGCTTGCACACCCAACAAGAGCGATTGCTACAGCAGAGAGCAAATACTTAACCATTTTGTTGATAACGATACTCACGCCTGAGCCAGAACTTATATCGGGCAAAATATTGATCGGCTGTATAAAGCAACGGTTGGCTATAAGACTCAAGTTCGTCTTTATGCTCGAACCATTTTTCCTGGCACCACATACGAAAAGAATGTTTCATTTGTCACTCCAGGGATCATATGCTGGGATATCTACAAATAGATATATCAGTAATGCGAATGTAATTAAAGTAATCATTATTTCATCTCCATGATATGGTCGATTACTGCATTGGCTTCTGGAAAACCTTCACGCTCTTTTGCAATCACGGCACAATCAATCATATCCAATTGAACAGTATGTAGGCCGGATACAAATGTCATGATATCTTCCGGTTTCATCTTGTAGGAAATTTTATATTCTTTAGTTGCTTGTGCCTTTTTGACTGTATTCTTCAAGGCATCATACCAGACAAATTTAGGAGTTTTCTTTTCCATTATACTGTTTCCTGGCTAAAAATACGAACCACATCTTCATGAGTCACATAATCTTTCCAATAGATATAAGTTTCTTCTACAGTGCGGCCACATGCCTGCCAGTGCATGATTTCAATTTCAATGTGTTTGAACGATCCCATTATATCATCTCCCCATAGGCCCGAGCATCTGCATCAGCTGACCACTCTGCATATTCTTTAGGATCAATAACATCATCGTAGTCTGCTTCATCAATGACCCACCCGTTTGCACGGAGTTCTTCACGACCTTCAACCGTTTCTTTCATACGATCCATGGCTGTATGGATATTAATGATGTTTGACTCTAGCCACGCACGGTCAATCCACTGCTCAGGAGTACCCCAACGTGGGCGACTGCCGTAAAAGTCTTTATGGAAATCGGAGAAGTAACCTTGCAAACCTTCTACATCTAATTTTGCTAAGTGATCGTATGCCATTTGTCTTGCTCCTTTAATTTACTATAATACTATTATAACAAATCGGTAATTTCTGGTCAACCTAGCTGTTTACTGTGGCAAACGGGCTAAAATCTTCAGTATTTTGGTGTTGTTTTTCCGCAACAAAGTCAAAAGCATATTCGCCGGTAACGCCAATTGGGCTCACTTGCACTGTGCCCATACCTAAGGTCTGGCTTAATACATGGAAAATGCTACGAGCCTGGCGCTCGGTAATTTTACTAACAAAGAGGGTGCCGTTATAGAACTCAGTCTTAACTGGTTCCGGAGTAAGAGTAACCTTAACTAATTGATCTACAAGTGTTTCAAACATATCTGCTCCTTTATTTTCACTATACATACATTATAGCAAATCGGGCATTTTGGGTCAACCTTTTGGGTGTGGGGTTTTTACAACGGTTATTTAACTATTAAATTAGCTGTTTGTTGGGCTGTGTAAGTTGAGGGCAATAAATTAGCCTGTGGTGGGGGTGGATTTGGAGCATCTGGTACATTAGAATTAGTCTGTATTCCGGCATTGGTTAAAACTTTTTGATTCTTTCCTGCTCGTATGGCGGCTGTTATAGACTGGCCAGTAAATGTAGATAGGTCAGCAACCCCTTCCCAAAACTGTGCTTGACCACCTTGCTCGGTCTGTAGACCATAATCAGGCAAACTGTAGATCAAACTGTACACACTAGAACTATTGTTAGCTTGGAGATTTGCAAAATCTATCTGGGCTGCGGCCTGGAGTGTATGTTCGGTTACTACCTGTTGAGCCATTGAATTAAAGTAACTGTTGAGATCGACTACTTGATTAGCGTCAGCAACAACAATATTTCCAATTTCAGTTAAGGCCACAGGAATCAACCCAGGACCAGTAGGTGGCGTGTCTCCACCGGTACCGGTCATAGCCGAGTCGGCTGCTGTTGTATAGACGTTACCCATGCCGTCGGTGTTGGCATAATACATACCGGCGGCTGGCTGGCCTGCAGGAATGGTCACAGGTCCAGTAATAGGATCGCCATATACATTACCAACCACGCTGTTCATATTTTGATATACTGTGGTCAAGTAGGCCACATTAGTATTAGCCAATGTAGCAACGGTATTATTAAAATAACCAGTGACTTGATATCCAGCTGCGATTCCTAACACATCACAAACCCCAAACGTGTTTCCATTAGTGCCGGCTATGTTTGAAAGATAATTAGATACTGATGACGGAACTGCTTGTGTTAATGCTGTAACCAGATTTAAATTATTAGTAGTTTGTAAATTTGATATAGTATTGGCCAATATCGGCAAGGTCATGTTGGTAACACCGCCGATCTGTTGTAGACTTGTAGCCAGAGCTTTGTTAGCTAGGGCCCAATCGGATGGTATAATTTGACTAAGTCTATCGTAGGCTATCATATCAAGGAACTTATCACGTAAGGTGGTAACTGTGTTTGTAAAGAAGTATTAACTGATCCGGCACTATTAATATAAATTGCTACCGGCCCATATTTTGTAGGTGCGGTTAAACTTTGAAAACTATTAGGAAATAATTTTACAGGATTTAATAAATCAGCCATGGTTGCAATACCCACAGTAGTGACTCCTAGTACCGTTAAAATTTGAGTTAACCCATCGCCGGTAATTTGTGTCATTGCCTTATACATCAATCCCTGAGCAGAATCCGCCACAGTCACAGTTGGATTCGTTAAATTTAATATTACATCCTGCGGTACACCGGCCGCAACAAACGCCAACGACACAACCGGAATCGTTCCAGTAATGGAATATATCTGTTGCACTAAGGCTAACGGACTGCCAAGATTGTTGAGATTTTTTAAATTTATTAATCGCCCAAGATTAGTTAAATCAGAACCAAACGCTGTGGTATTCAAATTTATAGCGGTAATACCACCGGTGATCATATTGTTCATCGTGGTAAATGTATTGCCAAGATAGGTCTGGGAATTTACCGCGCTTGAAATAAAAGTACTAGTTTGGGTAGCATAGGAATCTGCTTGATTTACAGCCTGAGACAGTTTACTAGGATTGCTGCCACAAATATCCAGAGTGGCCTCTGCATTAATCACTGTGATCATTTGATTACCAAGACTACTATATGCTGTCGGAACACTATCACTCAGTGCAGGACAGCTCGAGGCCGCTAGGGTTTCAAGGTCAACAACAACATTGGCTGAAAGTATATTGCCTATACTACCAAGAGTAATTGTGGTTAAGAACGGGCTAATTAATGCGGTGTTGGCATAGGATGCAATCGCCAACGTTAGATTAGCATTAATTCCAATGCCTTGATTTTGAAGTAGCCCTGCTGCGGCGTCGAGTTGTAACGGTGTTAAGGACATGATTATCCTATGGTAACATCTGGACTGCCGCCAACACGAGCATGTCCACAGGTGTCAATATCACCGGTTACTATAATTTGTTTTCCGTTTGCATCAATTGTTGTTTGCGTTGCTCGGGTGCGGGCAGCCTGGTGGGGCGGGTGGGGCTTACCAAATGGAGCATGTGAGGACACAGGAGAATTATTAATCGCGATTGGTATACCGTTGACCAGTATAGACGAATCACCTTGTTGGATTTCTCCACCTGCACTATTTTTGTCTCCAACTCGTTGTACTCCGGGCATTTCTTTATCCCATTAAAATCTTGCTATTTCTAACTGGCTTAATACCAGTAGTTGCTTCGACATAACTATCAACAACTTCATCTCTGGCCAGCGCTACTAATGCTACCTGTGCTTTATTTATAGTCACAGATTTGTCGGGATTTGCAGTAAACAGGCTATTCATCATATTAATGCCCTGCGGACCCGGTATTACAGTCAGCGGTTTAGTAACGGTATAGGTTGTGTCGGTTTGTTCAGTGATTTTTGCTACAATTTCATCGCCATTAGCAATTTTAAGTGTGTAAACTTGGTCTAATTCTACTTTCATGTTATCCTTGTAAATGTTTTCGTAATTCAACAAAGCCGCCTACTAATTTATCGTCTAAAAAGATCTGTGGCAATGTTCTTGCTTCTGGCACCGCTTCTAACAACTGCTCTTTAGTCCAATCTTTACTCACATTGCGTTCTTCAAATTCGATGCCCTTCATTTTAAGCAGACTTTTTGCCTGTACACAAAACGGGCACGAATCTTTACTCCATATTATTGCTGTTGGCATGTTATGCTCCTTATTTTATTATAATGCCTGGGGAATACCCAAGAATAGAATTCGTTTGGTCATGACAGTAGAAAGGTTTACATCATTTTCTAATACTTCTCTAAGTCGTGCGCATTCGAATTGATGAATACATGTGCTATATGTACAATTCTTTTTTACTTCGTTGTACAACGAACAAAAACTTTGAGACCAGGACCCATCTAGGGGGCAAAGTAATGGTTGATTCACGGTTGGTCCCTTATAGTTCTGGTAATTCATTGTAGTCTAATTCAGCTGACATTACTCCAATTATATAGTTAGTGCTTTCGGTTTCTTGGAGTGCTGACTGCTTGTTAGACGAATTTGTATGTTTGTTAAACCACGGAATAGGTGTAGTTTTTGGTGCAGGGGATTGATATTTTATTCCAATTTCTTTAAGAGCACCTGCGGCAGTATAGTCCATAAAGTCTTTAAGGATGTTGGCATTAAGACCAATAACCGGGCCTTTGTTGAACAAATAGTCTGCCCAGTCTTTTTCTTCACGGATAACATCTGCGTACATAGCATAGACTTCGTCGGCGCACTCTGCTTTGATATCTGCAAACCGCTTATCGTCTTTGACCACTTGATTAATAATATAAGCGGTCCAATCTCTGTGTAAAATTTCATCTTGTAGGATTAAACTAATAATATTACCGTTGCCGATGAAGATACGATTCTCAACCATGGCCAGACTAGTAGCAAAACTAACCATAAAGCGTAGTGCCTCAAGAGCGTAACTGGCATGCAACGACAACCAGATGGCTTTAATATGTTCTCGTTCTGTAACTGCTATACCTACTTCTTTTTTACAATTAAGCACATACAATGCATCATAATATTTTCCAATAGTACTTGCCATGTCAATAATTGGTTGAGTATTATGAATCTTATTAAATTCATCCTTAGGAGTATTATAAATATTACGGATAATGTGACTATAACTCTTCGAATGTAAGTTTGTTTCAAAGAAGCCCCACATTAAACATAGTGCCTCGAGTTCTGGAATCGATACCACTGGCAGAAATATTTGTGTTGGGCATCGTCCTTGGATACTATCTAGTGCTGTTTGTCTAAGTAAATTGCTGGTGAAGATGTGACGAACTGTATCGCTTGCATCTTTAAAATCGCCGGCATCCTTGGTCAGTGATATCTCTTCTGGGACCCAAAAGAACCCACGGGCCATTTCTTCAAAACGAGCAATCTTAGGATAATGAAATTCTTCAAAGCGTTGAATTGTAACTGGGCCGGCAGGGTCCAGAAACATCGACCGATTAAGGTAATCTGTTTTTGTTGATAGGTTGTATTGTGCGGTCGACATTAGAATTGATCCGCTTCTGTTGAATGCTCAAGTGCTGTTGTTGAGGTTGCACCAACTGCTGTAGCAATAGCATCAAAGTATGGAACTCCTGCTTCACGCTGATGTTTGACTGTGGTAAAGCCACGCTCTTGTGCGGCAAACTCACGTTGTTGCATTTCACTGTAACCACGCATGCCTGTTTTTTGATATGCTTCAGCCATTTCAAAGGTAGCCAAGTTGTTGCAATGGAAACCAGCAAGTGTAATGAACTGATAAGCATAGCCCATCCGACCGATGTCTGCTTGGAATGTAGCACATTCATCTTCTGTCAAATACTTGCGCCAGTTGAAGCTAGGTGAGCAGTTGTAGGCCAACTGTTGGTCTGGGAATACAGCGTGAATAGCGTCAGCAAATTTCTTAGCTTGTTCTAGATCAGGAGTGCTAGTTTCAAACCACAGTAAATCAGCATACTCAGCATAAGCCAAGCCACGAGCAATACAAGCCTCAAGGCCGTTCTTGAAATGGTAGAATCCCTCATCAGTGCGTCCTTTGTCATAGTCAATAAATGGTTGATCAATTGGATCTACATCTGTAGTAATAAGTGTACCAGACTCTGCATCAGTACGTGCTAGGATAACTGTATCTACTTCGCAAACATCTGCGGCTAACCGAGCGGCATTTAAGTTACGAATTGCTTGACGTACTGGAATCAATACCTTACCACCTAAATGTCCGCATTTCTTTTCACTGCTTAATTGATCTTCAAAGTGAACAGCGGCTGCACCTGCTTCAATACAGGATAGCGTTAGTTCGTATGCGTTTAGAGATCCGCCAAATCCTGCTTCACAGTCTGCGATAACTGGCAAATAGTAATCAATTTGAGTAGTCGGAACTGCGGCTGTAGCATCATATGCTTCTAGAGTTTGGATTTGATCAGCACGACGTAGTGCGTTGTTAATTTCTTTAACAACTTCTGGCACTGAGTTTACTGGATATAGTGATTGGTCTGGATAAACACGACCACTGGTATTAGCCGCAGCTGCTACCTGCCACCCTGACAGATAGATAGCTTTTAAACCTGCTTTGGCATGTTGAACTGCTTGCTGTCCATTGTATGCTCCTAAGGTAGGAACAAATGGTTCCGTGGCCAATAGTTCGCGGAGTTTTGTAGCACCTCGCCGGGCCAATGTATATTCAATTTTTACGCTACCTTGTAGTCGTGTTACATCTTCTTTGGTATAATTACGCTTCTTCATCTTCATCCTTTAATTTAAATTTCTTCCATTCTAAATCTTTTGTCGGGACCCAATCGTTCCTAAAATATTTTACCATATTCATAAACGGCGATACTTTTGTGTTGTAATCAGAATCCGTATAATTTCCATTATTAGTCAGTGTGAGTAGACGACAATATGAAGGCATATTATTTTCTAACCATACTTTATAAATCTCATCTGCCTTACGCCAAATGTTTTTTGTATATTCAGTAGCACGACCGTGTTTCCAGGGCTTAATGCCTGCCATAGGATTTTTATCACCAAGTTTAGATTCCGATAGAGATTTTAATCCTTCTTTTGTAAAATGATCTGCTGGAAGTTTCTTACCAAACATACCGTGTCGAGGACCCTTCACAGGGTTTATTTTCTGCGGATTATTAGGACCTTTCATATATTCTGAATATTGTTTCTTTAACCAACTGTATGTTTTATTACTTCGTCTTTGATGTTTGGTTGCCGATACCATAAACATTGCCGCCTTGACTAATTTGATATTATTCGGATACATCTTTACCAATAATTGATGGCATACATAATGTTCTTCTGCTGTTAAATCTACCAAGTTAGATTTGTCGTTGGTGCCACCTACACATCTTGGAATAATGTGATGTCTTTCTTTGTATCCTTCTAATACTCTATTCTTACTACGGTCAACAATATCATTGTAAATTTTTAAATAGTTCATATTACTATTTATTATAGTTTACAGGTGCTTACAATTTACACGATAAACAATCATCTTCGTCGCCAAAATCATCTACTGGTAACTCAACAACTTCGTCACTTTTATCAGACTTACTACCTTGCTTATCAATAAGGCTATAATAAAAAGTTTTTCCGCCCCATTTATGGAACAACATTAAATTCTTAGCAATCAATGTCGACGGTACCTTTCTATCTGGAAAATGCTTCGGCGAATAAAATGTATTAGTACTTATGCTTTGGTCAACATACACTTGTATAACCGCGGCCGTTTTCAAGTAACCTACACAATCTTTTTGTGCCCACATTAATTGGTACTTGCTCTTTAATTTATTATACTCTGGCGCCACTTGAATTAAACTGCCAGCCTTACTTTCTTTAACAGTAATCAAACTCATTGGCATTTCAATTCCATTAGTCGAGTTAATAACAACCGAGGATGATTCAACTGGTGCCACTGCCATCAGGGTGGCATTACGAACGCCATACTGTTTCATATTGGTTCGTAGTGTTTCCCAATCTAGCTCAGGAGCAAAGTCTGTAAGTTCATTAACCGCTTT